ATCATATGTTTCAAGTAATGCTTTTAATGAATATGTTGTTAATTGTTGTAATGTTAAATTTAACATACTTGTTGGTAATTTTCTATCTTTAATAGAATCAAGAGTTTCTGATATACTATCAAATAATCTATTTAATTTTGAATTATCTATACCAATATCTCCACCTCTACGTCTTGACGAAGTTGGTGTAGATGATCGAGATTTACCTTGTTTAGGTGTACTCTTTGGTGTACTCTTTGGTGTCCTTTTTGGTGTTCTTTTAGGAGTTGTTTTTGCTTTTGGTATTCTCTTAGGAGTTGTTTTTGCTTTTGGTATTCTCTTAGGAGTTGTTTTTGCTTTTGGTATTCTCTTAGGAGTTGTTTTTGCTTTTGGTGTTCTCTTAGGTGTTACTTTTGGTGTTCTCTTAGGAGTTGTTTTTGCTTTTGGTGTTCTCTTAGGAGTTGTTTTTGCTTTTGGTGTTCTCTTAGGAGTTGTTTTTGCTTTTGGTGTTCTCTTGGGTGTTACTTTTGGTGTTCTCTTGGGAGTTGTTTTTGCTTTTGGTGTTCTCTTGGGAGTTGTTTTTGCTTTTGGTGTTCTCTTGGGAGTTGTTTTTGCTTTTGGTATTCTCTTAGGAGTTGTTTTTGCTTGTGTTCTCTTGGAAGTTGCTTTTCCTTGTTTGGGAGTTGTTTTTGCTTTTCCTTGTTTGGGTGTTGTTTTTGCTTTTCCCTGTTTGGGAGTTGTTTTTGCAATTCCTTGATTGGGTATGGTTTTTGCTTTTCCTTGTTTAGGAGATGTAATTACTTTTCCTTGTTTGGGAATTGTTTTTGCGTTTCCTTGTTTTGGTGGTTGTTGTTTTTGTATAGTTTTTGCTAATTGTTTAGTTAATTCTTTTGCAATTTTAGCCGTTAAATTCTTAGTGGCTTTATTTATAGTATCAGAAGTATTAGTAGTACTCATATAAATATATATATATAAAATTTATATAAAAATTGATATATTTAATTTTTATATATAAATAAATATTATATTTATAGAATATAATGTTATACCCAGTTTGTCCTACATGTGGTCATCTATTGGCAGATATTGAAGTAGAATTTACCGATAAATATGAAAAAATTAATGAATCAAAAGATTCAGATGAAAAGAAAGGAAAAGAAATTGAAAAATTATTTGTTGAAGTAAAAATAAAGAAATATTGTTGTAAAATGAGATTAATATCTTATTTTAATCATATTAGAACTATCCTATAGATTATGTTGATTTTTTTGAATTATCAAAAACAATTTCAATTGCTTTATCATCAGCAACTGGACTATCTTTTGATTCTGCGGATTTATCATTCCTTATAGAATCAACTGATGCAATTTCATTAACAAAATCTTTATTATTTATAATAATTGATACCATTGCTTTTAATTCTTTTTTATGTTTATTCCATATAAAATCAGGAATATTAGGAGCATCTTGTTGTAAATACTCCATTTGATTAATAATTGTATCTGTAAATTGTGAATTAATTTGTCTTGTTTCATTAAGTTTTTCATAAACTAGAATTTTTTCTATCATATGAACAATTTTATTATAACCATTCGCTAATTTTAAATGAGTATTAACTAATCTACTTAAATCAAAATAATTTTGTAATCCTGATAAAGTAGTTGCAATAAATGAAGCTGCACCATTAATAAGAGTCAGATATGGAATCTGTGCAAAATAATTTGAAAATGTTGATGTTGTATTAAAAACTCCAACTAGTATAGCTGGTACTCCCATATATTTATTAACTCGATCTAAATATTCAGATGTTTCTTTATGACATTTATAAAATACTTTACATTTAGAATACCAATATTTTAATATTAATTTAGATGATGTATTTAATGGAGCATTAGAATTAATTCTCATTAGTGATTCAGTATTAATATCATTGCTAGACATATATTATAATATATAAAAAAATTATTCAATTAGTTCAATTATTTTTCCAATACCTTTTGTATTTCCTTCTCTAAAGAAAAATAACACATTTGTTTCTAATATTTCAGGAAATCTCATAAATTGAAGTACACATTCATATTCATTGATTTTATCATCATTCTTCTTAATTTCTAAAATCTTTGCATTTTGTCTTATTGTTCTACAATGAATTACTGGTTGATAATTAACACGTATATTGGTTGTAATTGTATTAAATACTTTAATTATTGCTTTAAATTTAAAATATACATTATCAAACATCGGACGATCAGTTATAATTAATCCTTTACGTATCTGATTTATTATTAATGCTTCTTTTGGATTTGTAAATTTTATACATGCATTACAAACATTATTTGGATCTGTATATTCTACTAATTCTCTATGATTGTTATGAATACTTCTAATACGAATTTGATAAAAATACACCTTCTTTTTATAATCCTCGATATATCCATTAATATTTGATTGAGGGAAAAAAATTGGTCCAATATAATAATTCTCATTTGTTTCTATCTTTTTATTCCATAATGATCCACTAACAACAATACCTAATCCAGTTATAGAATATTTCGTATCAATATACATCATTAAATCTTTACTTTGAATACTACTTATAATCTTTTCATTTTTTGGCATCACTTTAAATATATCATGTATTTTACTAATATTTTCACCAGTCTTACATGAAACAGACAAAACAGGTATAGTTTGAATATAATCATTTGTGTCTATTTTTTTAATATATGATGATAATTGTTCATCATTATCTACAAAATGTAAATCTCGCTTAAACATTTTACCATTAAAAATCTTTTTTATACTCAATCTTGTTTTTTCATATACTTCTTTTGGTGTCATATCAATCTTTGTTAAGATAATTATAATTGGAAGTCGTAAATATAACAGAATACTCAAATGTTCTTCTGTAATACGATTAACTCCCATATTTGATCCAATTATAACAATACCATAATCAACAAAACTTCCAAGAATACCATACAGAGTTGTTTTAAGATATTTTTCATGACCTGCTAAATCAATCAAAGTAACTGTCTTATTTTGTTCTGGATACTTCACATAATTAAAAGATATTTGAGATGTTCTACCACTATCTAATTCATGTTTAGTCTTTAAAATAAGACTTCTAGCATATCCTCGTCCATCGTCAATTATATTATTGGTTAGAACACCAATCGTAGTACTTTTACCTGCATCGACGGATCCACCGATACAAATTTTTATATCTTGCATTTATAATTAAAATAAATTATAATAAAAAATAATTTTTAATCAATTTTTATTATATATATGATATATTCTAATAAAATAGAGAATAATGTATTGATGATAAGAATGATAGAGAACAATAACATAAATTCTTTTTTTATAAAATTAAATATTAACGTTTCAATTATACATATTTTTAGAGAATTATATCTAAATATACATAAAAATAATAATTATAGTAATACAATTGACAATGTATTAATAGAATACAAAAATAATCAAATTAGATTTGAAGGAGGTAATTTTGAATATAAAATTAATAAAAATCAAGAAATTATTGATTTTATTGATAAAATAATAACAAATTTAATGATTTATGAACAAGATATTGAAAGTCCTCGTGCAAATAAATCCTGACTATTTTTTGATACTATTTTTTAATTTAGTATACTTCTCAACAAGTTCATTATATTTTAAGATGAGTTCTTTTTTCTCATCTTTTAATTTTTTATTTTCGTCTTTTAATGCTTTAACATCATCTTCATTTTTATCTATAATATCTTCAACTTTCTGTTTGTAAAATAATTCTGAATTATTTACTTGAACACTCCATGTTAATTGTTTAGGAGGATAACCAGATGCTAAAACTATATATTTGTCAGCATTATCTTTATTTATTAATCTACCACCTAATCTAAATTTTTTAACAACTTTCTTACCCTCTTTTTCGAATACAAAATATCTAAATTCAGTACCAAGAGGAATTGTTTTTAATAATTCAAGATCTTTAATTTCTTCATAACCAAGTAATTTTTCATCAATTTCCTCTTTTGTTAATTTTTCTTGTAAGGTTTGTTTTCCCCTTTTATAATCATCATTTCCTAATCTAGTAGTCATTCTTATAATATAATATATATAATATATTTATAAATTAAATGTCGTTTATATTAGTTAGTTTTTCATATGTTATATTAAATGATGTCATATTTTCTAAAATTGTATGAATATCTGATGGTTCTTTAACATCAATACCTATTATAATAGGTCCAGTTTCTTTATTTATTAATTTTGTATACCTAAAATATATTATATCATCATTTGGTCCAAGACATTTCATAATAAATTCTTTTAATGCTCCAGCTCTCTGTGGCAATTCTATTTTAAAATAATGTTTTAATCCTTGATATATAAGTGATCTTTCTAAGATTTCAGGCATTCTAAATACATCTGAATTTCCTCCAGATATTACACATACAACATTCTTATCTATTATTTCTTCCTGCATTAAATCTAATGCACATAATGATAAAACACCAGCTGGCTCTATAATATATCCACTTTCATTATACATTTCTAATATTTTTGAACAAACATGGCCTTCATTCACGAGTAGAATATTATCTATATTCTTTTTACAGATTCGATAATTTAAGTCTCCAACTGTTTTTACTGAAGCTCCATCAACAAATGTATTAATTTTATCTAAAGTAATAACTTTTCCTGCATTAAAAGCTTCAGTCATTGAAGGTGCTCCTAAAGGTTCTACTCCAATAATTTTAGTCTTTGGATTTATTTCTTTAATATATGATGATAATCCAGCACTTAATCCACCTCCTCCAATTGGGACAAATATATAATCTATTAATCTAGGAGTTGGATGTTGTTTAAAAATTTCTAATCCAACTGTTGCTTGTCCTTCAATAACTTTTTCATCATCAAATGGATGGACAAATTCTTTTTTATTTTCTAGAGAATATTTTTTAGCAATATTAAATGATTCATCAAAATTAGAACCTTCTAAGAAAATATTAACATAAGATCCACCAAAATTTTTAACTTTATCTATCTTTTGTTTTGTTGTTATTTTAGGCATAAAAATATCACCAGAAATAGATAATCTCTTACAACTAAATGCAACACCTTGAGCATGATTTCCAGCAGAACATGTAACAATTCCATTTCTATTTTGTAAAGATGACATTTTATTAAATGCACCTCTAATTTTATAAGATCTTACTGGTGTTAAATCTTCTCTTTTTAAATAAATATTTGATTTATATTTAGATGATAAATCTGTATGTTGAGTAAGAGGAGTATAATTAAAAATTGTTTGTATTAATTTTGAAGCATGTAATACATTATTTATTTTTGGATAATAAGGCAACATATGAATAATATTAATATAATCTTAAATATGTTAAAATATGTTAAAACATTTATATTTATATGTATATGTTTACAAAAAGAATATCATGTGTATTATGTCAATCACATATATTTGAAGATTTCTACAATTTAAAAAATTTTCCAATATTACATTCAATGGTAACTACAAATGAAAAAGATGATATATATATGGATTATGAATGGAAAATATGTAAATTATGTAGATGTGTACAATTAATAAATTTAATTGATCCGACAATATTATATTCTGATGATAATAAATTATTATTAACTCCGTTATGGGTTAATCATCATAATGAATTTACTAATTTCATAAATAATTCGATTAATATTATATCAATTTGTGAAATTGGTGGAGGAAGTAATCCATTATATTCTTTTTTTAAAAATAATAATTTAAAATATACAATTCTTGATATTTATGAAACTAATAAAAAAATAGATAATATAAATTATCAAATTGGAAATTGTGAAAATTTTACTGATTATAAAGATGATTCTGTATTAATAAGTCATACATTTGAACATTTATATAATCCTCATAATTTCTTAAAAAGCATTAGTAAATCATCTGTGAAAAATTTATTTATTTCTATACCAAATTTTAATGCATATTTAAAAAATAAAACATCAATTTTATTCATAAATAATCAACATACATTTTATTATGAAAAAGAAAATATTAAAAGTTTATTTGAAATGTATGGATTTATTCAACTCAATGTAATTAATTTTAAAGATCATTCTTTATTTTTTCATTTTCAAAAATCAAATTCAATAATACCTTATCAAATTAAACCAATCAATGTTGAAAAAGAATTATTTAATCACTTTAATTCAATATTATTAAACATTCAAAAATTTAAATTAGATAAACCATTTTATATTATGCCATCATATATGTATGGACAAATCGTTTATAATTTTTTAAATAATAAAAAACATATTCTAGGATTTATTGATAATGATATTAATAAATGTAATAAAAGAATTTATGGGACATCTGTATTAACTTTTGAACCATCTATATTGTCATCAAATGAATGTAATGATATACTTATTGTCAAAACTCCTTATTTTGATGAAATGTATAAACAAGTAAAAAATATTAATAAAAATATTACAATACATACAATCGAATTATAATTATTAAATCACTATCAGAATATTTATTAGGATTTATATTTATATTTATATTTATATTTATAAATATATAATGTCTCAAAAACGTATAATAATTACTGGGGTAGCAGG